GTTCTCATGAGTGCATCTGATAAGCGTAATCTTAAACGATGGTCGCTAAATGGTAGTGGTTACTACACTGCAATAAAAGGTGGTCCGCATATTCCACTTGCGGGCTCCCCATTTCAGTTCAGTTTATCCACGACAGATACAGCGACGTTCGGTGCCAATCTTCCTAACTGGCGAAAGCTTGTTGCTAAGGGAGAGAATGCAACGACCACCATGGAGGGGGTACGTACACAAGTTCGTCCGCGCGAAGGGTTTCGTTCTTACCTTTACGCTGACGGTACTGTGACCGTAGTCTCCGGGGTGATTGATCAATCTTGCATGTCTATTGTAAGTGTTGCTCATTCACTCGGACCTGTTGCCGATGCCAAAGCGCGTTCCAAGTTTCTCGACAAGTACATCGGGATCAAATCAACTTGGAGGGGCGGGAACTTCCTCGCTGAGATTGGCGAAACGATGCATATGTTTCTTCATCCAGTTCGGTCGTTCTATAACGCCACTTACCAACTAGCTCGTAATTTGAGAAAGATTGGTAAGATATACGCAAAAAATCCTGTCAACTATAGAAAAGCGTTGGCAGACATTTGGCTCGCGTACTCTTTCGGAGTTAAGCCTACCGTTGAGGACGCGAATGACTTAGCGAACACTCTGAACTCCCTTATTAATCGTCAATTTATCGACACTAAGGGGATAAGAGCTAGCGGTCATAATTCTGCAGTGACAACGACGGTTGGACCATATTCACCGTCTATCGGAGGTATGCCGAGTTCTCCTACTGAAATACAGGAGGTTATCGACAAGTCCGACGCCCATGTTTGGTACAGAGGCGCTGTCATATGCAAACCACAGAATGCCAATCGATTTTTACTTCAATCGTTTGGCGTCGACGTGTTTGACGTCGTTCCCGCTGTTTGGGAAGCAATTCCGTGGTCCTTTTTTATCGACTATTTCCTTAATGTTCAGGAAATGCTCGATTCTATGAGATACGTGGACGCAGAGTTTGGATGGTTGAATCGTACGTATAGAAACGCACGTACAATCAATGCAAGCTCAATCCGCGGCCCGTTGTCTCTCGGCACTACTCAAATCTATGGTAGTGGCGGAGGTGGCTATAGGTTAGGAACATACGTTTCACGTGTTCCTATCCCGTCTCCCCCTTATCCAAGTTGGACTTTTAAGTTCCCGAAATTCCCGTCCCTGAAGTGGCTCAACATTGAAGCGTTGGCACTCCAGATCGAGCTTTCGCGTCCGAAGAAGATCATACTTGAACTTAAGTAGGAGACATTCCTTTAACCGCTCTTAAGGAACCATATCCATGTCCATTGCTTGGACTTCACCAATTACCGGATCGGCTCAGACGGGATTTACCTCCCCGACGTATACCACCGTTGCTGATACTGCTCCTGCCGGAAATCCCGGAAAACAGGTTGCAGTTACAGCTATCGGTGGGACCCAGGCTGGTGTTACAGTTCATTCTGTTGCATCGCCTTTTACTCTTAATTTCACTCGTCCGTCGACCCTCAAAGTCTTGGGGTCGCCGAATCCAGTGACCGGAGTAATTACGCAGATCCCATCGAATACGTACAAGTTGATTGTACGTAAGGGCGTAACTGTCCTT